GTAAAAGTTGCAACAGATGGTTGGGTTTTGTATGGAGATATTTATGAAGGCGTTGCCACACCAACACCAACTCCAACTCCAACTCCAACCCCAACTCCTACTCCTTCTCCAACGCCAACACCTACTCCTACACCTACTCCAACGCCTACCCCTACTCCTACACCAACGCCTACCCCAACGCCAACGCCTTCACCAACACCAACACCTACTCCTACACCTACACCTACTCCTACTCCAACTCCTACTCCAACTCCTACTCCAACTCCTACTCCTACTCCAACGCCAACGCCAACGCCAACGCCAACGCCAACGCCAACGCCAACGCCAACGCCTACCCCAACGCCAACACCTACGCCAACACCAACACCTACGCCAACACCAACACCTACGCCAACTCCTGCTCCAATATACATTTCCTATGCATATTGTGATAACAGTGGAGGCTTAAATGGATACAGTGCATTAGATATTTCTGCTGGTGGGTACACAACTGTAGCCCAAGCATGTGGTGCAACAGAGGCAAACTTAGAATTCTATGGAGCATCAAACTTTGTTTGTGTTGAAGCAACAAGTACTGGTCCTCTTTATACCACTCTTGGCGTTACTTGCGGATCAACACCAACACCTACTCCAACACCTACTCCAACACCTACACCAACACCAACTCCGACACCAACACCTACACCAACACCAACTCCGACACCAACTCCATTTTGTAGAAATGAAGTTCGCTCAATAGATCCTTTTGATTGCCCTTCTGGTAATGCAACCTTTAACGTATGTTATACAAGCCCATCCTATACACAAGAAGTTTCTTCAGAGTTTGTAAGTTGTATTGGCACTACCCCTACACCAACACCGACTCCAACACCGACTCCAACACCGACACCGACACCAACACCAACACCAACACCTACAGCAGTATGTCCTCCAAATGATGGAAGGTCTTATACTAATACAAGAACAACAACTGCAACATGTAGTGAATTAGGGTTAACATATGTATGTACTTCTGGACAGTTCCAGTATTGTTTAGCACCAACTCCAACTCCAACTCCAACTCCAACACCAACTCCAACACCAACTCCACCTCCTACAGTTTGGTATTGTTCAACATCTGAATATGGTGCAGGTCAATATCAAGGAACATCAAGTTCAGACCAGTCTGCAGAAATATGTAATGATTTTAAGACAGTATGTTCAACTTCTGGATACCCTGCCTACCCAACAATTCCAAGTTGTGTAACCCCTACACCAACACCAACACCAACACCAACACCAACACCAACTCCGACACCGACACCGACTCCAACACCAACTCCGACACCAACTCCGACACCAACTCCGACACCAACACCTCTACCTTGCTCTAGCGCAAATGGAAACTGTGGCTCGTCACCGTGTTCTGACTGTGACCCAGCAAGAAGTGGCGTACAAGCAGACGATAGTTGTCCTTCAGGTTACAGAAATGTCTGTTGGACTGGTGGTAGTTGTCCAAACACAGGTGCTTGCGTACCAGTTACACCAACGCCTACCCCTACTCCAACGCCTACCCCTACCCCTACCCCTACTCCAACACCAACTCCGACACCTACACCAACTCCTACCCCAACCCCTACCCCTACTCCTACCCCTACTCCAACGCCTACCCCTACCCCTACCCCTACTCCAACGCCTACCCCTACCCCTACCCCTACTCCAACACCAACTCCGACACCTACACCAACACCAACTGGAAATACTTGTAATGAGCCAGGTTGCGAACAATACTCAGCCTCATCAGCAGGATGTTCTAACTGTACATATTGTGTTGGAGTCCTATATGGATATTGGGATGGTGGAACATGCTACACCTAAGAATTAACCAGTATGATATAATTAATAAGAAAAGGAGAAAAAATGACAATTAAAAAATTTGCGGGAATTGTAAATGGTGACATATTTACAGTAATGACAATAGATACAGAATTTGAAGGAGTAGATGGAATAGGCGGAGAAAGAATAGTCGCTGGTCTTTCATCTAACCCAATCTTTGTAGAAATTCCATCAGGCCTTGATGTAAATATTACTTGGTCTTGGAATGGCACTGAATTTGTACAGGGATAATACCCAATGTCTGAAAAATCTGCTTGGGAAAAGTATAAAGAAAATCTTGGAGAGACACGACCTTGGGATCTTGTAAATCCAAATACAGAGTGGGCAGATGAAGAAAAAGCAAAAGAAAGATTAAGTATTTGCAAATCATGTCCAGAATTAATAAAACTAACAACACAATGCAAAAAATGTGGATGCTTTATGGCTGTAAAAACTAAGTTAGAAAAAGCAGTTTGTCCGATTGGAAAATGGTAAGATGTTAAAAGAAGAAATAGCACCAGGAATTGTAGTTTACAGTAATGTAATTCCCAATAGTGAAACTTTGTATAATGATATTGAAGAAGGCATGGTTTCTGCTAATCTTAAATGGGAAGACGCATTTGTTAAAAAATCAGAAAATGTCTCAGTAGATACCCTGGTAAGAAATACTAAAACTATAGGAGTAGATTATTCTGGAAAAATAGAAGATGTTCAAGTTACAAATATGGCATCATTATTTTTTACAAATTTAAATAATTTATTTTTTGAGCATTTTGATCCTATTGAAAAAGATTATATGTCATCTTTTGGAATTTCAACAGATTGGCATGATGTTTATGGAATATTAAAATATGGAGAAGGACAGTTTTTTAAAAACCATATAGACGATCACACAGATTATCACAGAAGAATATCAACACTATACTATTTAAACGAAAATTATTCTGGTGGAGAAATTAGTTTTCCTAGATTTAATATTACTCTTAAACCAAAAGCAAACCAAATGATATTGTTTCCTTCAACATATGTATACAATCACTCAGTATCTCCAGTTATTGAAGGCGAAAGATATGCTGTAGTTAGTTGGTTGCGATGAAAGATCCATTACTAGTTAATGATGTTTTAAGTCCAGAAGACTATAAAATCCTTACCAATGCCGTTTCAAATCCAAAATCTTTTGAGTATCAAGAAGGTTTTTCAAGATATGTTGTTGCAGACAACACGCTTCCATTTCTAGCAGAACTTGCAAATAAACTAATTCCTACCGCAAGAAAAGCATTTAACAGTAAAACATTGCTTCCAACATATACACTGTTTGCACATTATGAAGGACAAAATCCTGCTCCAAGCCTTTATAAACATAAAGATGATAATGCTTGCACATACACCTTGGACATGTGTGTTTATCAAAACGATTCTTGGGATTTGTGGGTAGATGAAAAAAACTATACTCTTTATCCAAATCAAGGATTGGCCTACTACGGCAATGATCAATTACATTGGCGTGAAGAATTTCCTAATCCAGAAACAAATAAAGTTGCTATGATATTCTTTCATTTTGCAGAGCCAGACCATTGGTATTTTACAAAAGGTCCTTCATATTTGTCGGTTATTAGAAAAGAAATAGCAGAGGATGACTGGATTGAGCAAAAATAAAGTAATTATTAATGCCTGGACTGGAATGTTTGGAATTAGAATGCACGAATATGCATTTGCTAAAACGTATGCACATAAAAATAATATGGATCTTGAACTTCTTTCAAACTGGGAAGGATCTATAATGTTTAAAAATGCAACAGAGCCTTTAATAGAGTTTCCAGAGTTAAGAAAATATTTAAAAAATAGCAACATACCAATAGCAGAAAGAAACGAAGAAACATTAAAATATTATCCAGGTTCAATATACTGGAACGGAAATTGGCACCCAGAAGATCCATACAAAAATAATAATTGTTCTATTGTTACTAATGATACTAACGCATATCAGGAGTCTATATTTGATCAAATGGAACTTTCTTATATAAAGCATATTTTTGAGTTAAGCGATTTAATAAAAGAATCAGAAGTTTACAAGCACTGGGAATCAAAAGCAGGAACATACGATGTTGCTCATCTTCGCAGAGGAGATATTGCAGATATTAATTACAATCTTAATAATGAACAAGGATATTCTGTAGTATCAAAAGATTCTTATTTTGCTGCTTTTGAAAAGTTTGGGTACGACAAAGACAAAATCGAATGGATATCAAATGATCACACCAAGAAGTGGCATCAAGATAGACCAGACATGATCTTTTTGCCATGGTCTTATCCAGAAGGTGCTCAGTTTGATGAAAAGTTAGGATTTGATTTTCTTGATGATTGGCTAAAAATGTATTTTGCTAGAACAATATTTAGAGGAAACAGTAGTTTTTCTTTTTGGGCAGGACTATTGTCTCCAACAGCCAAAGTTTATTCTCCAGTTGTTGATAAACAATTAATCTATGGACGTAACGGAATTACAGAGGAAATAGATTTAGATTTTACTGAGGGTAATGAAAATCATTGGATGTATTCTGGAACAGATAGAAAGATAAGAATAAGATGAAAACAGCACTAGTCCTTGGAGCAGGTGGCTTTATCGGTAGCCATATGGTCAATAGGCTTAAGTCAGAGGGATACTGGGTTAGAGGTGTTGACTTAAAACATCCAGATTTTTCTAACACACAGGCAGATGAGTTTATTGAAAGAGATCTGTCCGTTTATGAAAATGTTGAAAAAGTAATTCAGTTTAAAGGATATCAAGGAAACTTTTATAGCGAAATACCATATAAGTTAATTACTAGTTTTGATGAGATTTATCAATTTGCTGCAGATATGGGTGGTGCTGGATATATATTTACTGGAGATAATGATTCTCAGATTATGGAAAACTCTGCTTTGATAAACCTTAATCTTCTTAGAGCCCAGTCAAGACTAAATGCAAAATATGATATTAATAAGACCAAGATATTTTATTCTAGTTCTGCCTGCATGTATCCTGACTATAAGCAGTTGGATGTTAATAATCCTGGACTTAAAGAGTCTGATGCATACCCTGCAGATCCTGACAGTGAGTACGGCTGGGAAAAACTGTTTAGTGAAAGAATGTTCTTAGCCTTTAACAGAAACAACAAGATCCCAGTGGCCATTGCCAGATATCATAATATTTATGGACCAGAAGGAACTTGGGATGGTGGGAAAGAGAAGGCCCCTGCAGCAATGTGCCGAAAAGTTATACAGGCTGATGGCTTTATAGAAATTTGGGGGGATGGAGAACAAACTCGCTCATTCCTATATATAGATGAATGCATAGAGGCAACAAGAAGGCTAATGCAATCAGACTTTTCTGGACCTGTTAACATTGGGTCTGAGGAAATGGTTACTATTAACGAGTTGGCAGACATTGCTTGCAGTATTGAGGGCAAAGTTTTGAGTAAGATGCATATTCCTGGACCTTTGGGAGTTAGGGGAAGAAATTCTAATAACAACTTGGTTAGAGAAAAGTTAGACTGGGATTATTCAATGTCTTTAAGAGACGGAATTGAAAAAACCTACAATTGGATACTGAAAGAAACAAAAAAGAACCCCTCCTAAGAGGGGTCCTAATTTGATAAACTACTTAGGAAATTTAGTCATCCAGTGTCTGGTCTTTGGCGTAATGCCCTTCCAAGAAGACCAATCATCTCCACCACTTGTCATGTAGTATGCAATCTCTGCATTCTTGACGGGATTGAAGAGTTCAGCATTAGAGTCAAGATCAAACTTGGTTCTACGATCAGGACCAAGGGTATCAATCATATTAATTTGGAACATACCATAAGACGAGTCACCAGTCTTGTGATTGCCATTAAAAGCCAATGGTCGCCCATTAGACTCTTTTTTAGCCACTGCCCAAGCAACTACAAGGTCTTTACCCTTGAAGCCTACTAGTGAAAGCAGTTCCTTTAGTTCTAAATCAGTCAGAGAAACCTTGTTCTCAAAACTCTCTAGTTTTTTTGCCTTAGAAACCAAAAAAACCTCTTTCGAGGTGGTTTCCGATGTCTGAGCCTGTTCAAGGCTAAGATTGTTCTTTGTATCAAGATCTGAAATAGCATTAGCAGAGTTTGACAAAACCGTTACTAGTGCTACAATACTGAGTGTGCTAATGATCTCTTTGTTTCTTTCGATAAATTTAATCATAGTTTCCTCCTTAGAAAACAATAACACCCTGGTAGGTGTTACTACCAAGTATAACACAAAATTTTGTTGAAAGTCAACTTTAGAGGGTGGTATAATAAAGATTATGGCTACAGGCGTATCATCTAATTATCCTACTATGAAGTATCCACTTGCTTCTGACCCCGTGAACGTACACGGAGACATTAAAGTGCTTGTTGATGCTTTAAATGATATTTTGCCTCCCTTGGGATATGGTGCAGCGTATATTGATGTTAGAAATACAACAGGTCTTACTATTGCACAAGGTGCTCCAGTTTTTATTAGTGGCAGTGTCTCAGGAAAATCTTTAATACAAAAATATAATCCATCAAGCGTATCTCATAACCCAGATGTTCCAATTCTTGGTTTGGTAAAAAGTGATATTGCAAATAACACCAATGGTCTTGTTATTGTCTCTGGAGTTATTCAAATGAACACAACAGATTTAGGCCCTGCTGGAACAAAAATTTATGTAGACAATAATGGAACTCTTGTTGCAGGTCGTCCATCTACTGGACCAGCAAGATATATAGCAGTCGTTGCAATTCAAGCAACCCTTGCCCTTGGCGGAATGTTAATCGTTCAGACAAAAGGCAACGGTACTTGGGGAGCACTCAAAGACGGATTGTCGTGATATAATAACATTATGGCAACTCTAAGAGGATCTCAATCATTATATAACATAGGCAATCCACCCCCTACAGTTATTTGGACTGTTGTTCGTGGAGATACTTCTGGTTTTAAAGTTTATGTAACAGATGATGCAAAGGTACCGTTAATTTTAAAGGGTGTTGGATCTGAGTGGGATATTGCTATGAAGATTAAAAGACCAACCCTTGCATCAGACAAAGGAGTTATCACTGATAATGCAACTACAATAATGGCTTTGCATCCAGTTGCAGATGAAGATGACCTTGTTGGAGAATTTACAGTTTGGCTTACAGCAGAAGAATCCAATG